CAACAGGAGCAGGGACATAGCCTAAAGCATGAAGGGTAATGTCACCAGCGCGATTACTTAGTGTGTCATCGGAGTATTGATACTCGTAAAGCACAGCATCCTTTCCCGACTTCGCTGCAAAGTAGAGGGTATTACCTAGTCCGAAAGGGCGGCAATTTGTCTCTGCAAGGTAGCTTGTGGCAAGATCTACAGTGGCTCGTTCAGGAGTAAGCGTTGTTCCACCTGAAACCTCGAACTGGTTTTTATCAGACGTAAGGAAAAGAGACTTTCGAAAAGGATGAGCGTGACCAAGAAGATTAACTTCAGCAGCAGAAGTCGTTAAAGTAAAACCATCAGAGTCGAGACTCTGTGTGCTAAAGTCACTCCAAAAGGTGAAATACAAACCGGATTGCGAAAAGGTTATTGTTTCACCTGCGACCACCGCAAGCCTGTTTCGATGAAACTTAACATCTTGAATCTTCAGCCCAACAAAACCCGGCACTGGGCTAGTGGTTGCATCTCCGGTAATTCTTGAAGGGTAAGTTCCTTTGGAAAAAGTGAATGTTCCATCGGCATTCCGGTTTAACCAGTGAGGCATGGTTGTATCTGTAAAAGCATTGTCAGCCGTAGGATCTGCTGTTTCAACCCATCCACCATCAGCAGCAGAAAACTTTACCCAATACCCGGACTGTTGTCCGTCAACAGTTGCGCCAACTTTGACGAGGTATCCATCAGGTGCTTTGAGAGGCAGTAGTATTCGTCTTGGAACACTTTGACGGATTCCAACTGGACCAAATTGGTCATCAGATCCAGTCACCTCAATAGTGAAACTGGTTGATTTTTCTAAGATGATTGTTTGATCGTCACGAGTGACAGTAACACCTGAAATTGGACTTGATGTTAAAGTCGAAATAATGTCATCTGCGAGTTGTGTTGCACTTTTCACAGACCCTAACGTGTAAACCGTTGAGCCATCAACTTTAATCACATAGTCAGTGCTAGTGTTTGTAGTTCGGCAATTAATCAAAGCTTTGAAAGGGCTTTCAGCGTAGGTGGATGTCACCATCGACACCGTTGTTTGATTGTTTGCAATGATGGTTCTATCAGCAATCGTCACAGCACTAAAAGAAATAGAAGGATCTGTAGCGGTTAGATAGGTTTTACCATCTGGAAAACTTACGGTTTTTTCAACACCATCGGTATCAAAGACTTTCATATCGCCATTTTTAATAATGACAATGTATTTTTCAGAACTGTCACGAGCATACGAGTAGATGAAGGGTTTGTCCGAAGCACCAGAGATAAAGGTCGTAGAGGCGAGGTGTCTGCTACAAGGACGTGATTCAAAACCACCTGTTACCACCGACATCAAAACATTTGTTGCTTCTTCGACCTGACCGGGAAGGCGCACAGGATCAGGTTGTCTTGAGACTCCTTGATAAAGAGTTTTTATGCTTTGCTCTACCAGCATCAGCGACCTGAGAGTGTATGGTGTCTATAAGTCGCATAAAAACAATGTGCATTGTCCATAAGAATATTTGAGTCCTCGTTCTCCAATTCTGAATCCATAAGAGCTGCATAAGCTTCCATCTCTGCCCTTGTGCTAAAACTATCTAAAGTTGTGCTCTGCATTTGTGATTCCTGAAACTTTCTTGCAGCCCGATAAGCTATATAGTTTGAAAGTTCGAGGGTTAAATCTTCAAATTCTAAAAGAATTATCACATCACAAAATAAATCATTATCAAACTCAAAGGTTTGTTTCTTGACATTATATAGTGCAGCATTTGTTCCAGTTTTTCGAACAGAAACATTTGTTGATTTTGTAGACCCGGCTGTATCAACTCTCAGATAAGTTGCTGGAACAATAATTTGTTTATTTGCATCAGGCGTAAGCTTTAAATCTTTCTCAGTATTTTGATGCCAACCCTTTGCTTGGACGGTCTTGTTGATCTCATTTAATTTTGTCTCTGCTGCTTCAGCATCCGGTAATCCAGAATCTAGGGAAGATACAGGTGTCTCACCGATAGCATCAAGGATGATGTTTACGGCTTCAAGTCTTGAAAGTCCCATAATTTTCCTTTCGAAAAAAAACAGAGACCAACCGAATGAACGACTGGTCTCTGTTCGAGTAGATTGTTAGGCTGATTTTAAAACTAAAGCCATTTCTGGTCTTAGTATACCATGCCCAACGAACATTTTGCTGACGAGAAAGTCTTCTAATCGTCTAACATCTCGTTCAGTTTCTAAGCTGATGTCCATAAGCTTGACGGTAGCTATCGCTTGAGGACACCACATGACAACAGCAGTATTTTGGAAGTCTGCTCGGTATTTCGAGTAGACCCCTGCTGAACTCGACTCATCTGTAGTGGGGATGTTTCGAGATTTGACAATGGTAACTCCATCAATATTCATGGTCTCAGCGTGACCTTCAACACCACCTGCGCCTGTATGACCGAAGTCACGATTTAGGACGAGGAGGTTATTGTTTGCATCGACTGAATATTTGATAGCATCAAAGACTTCGGCTGATACAGCAGCGTAGCGTTGCATATCTTCTGGAACATCTTTATTAAACATTGCAATGTTCGCAGTCCGAATAGCCTCAATGTAATCCTTACCGGAATACACGCCACCAGAAGCCGCAAGTCCTGTATCAGTGGTAACTGTGCCACCGGGAAAAGGAGATGCAGCCGCTTGGTTTGCGGCAAGGATAAGTTGACGGAACACATTCTGGTCAAATACTTTTGCCAGTGCTCGACCCATTTCTTGAGCGATGATCGAGCGCATATCGAAATGTGATAGGATTCGATCTAGGTCAGAGATAGCATAGTGGCTGACAAGAATGTCATCAACCGTTATTGTCTGCTCGGATGTTGATAGATCGTTACCAAGCAGTTCGGTTCCGGGGGTATGATATTCAGCCGAAGCTTTCCAAGTTTTTGGAAAACGATACGACTTCGCACCACCACCAACGGTTTTCGTAAAATGTTTGTCAGCAGTCACGTTCTGAGCATCGAAAGCTGTCATTACCTCTCCACCGAAAACCGAAAGAAATAGACTTCGATTATCGACTGGAGATGACGCACCTTTACCAAAACGGACTGGACTAGAAGCATCGCCTGTAGCCATTTTATTGTCCTTTTCAATTAAAGTTTATAGAGAAGTTTGCCTCTTGCTCACACCGGATTGTCTGACGTATCAGGGTCACAGTAAAAATCTTGGGCAGTAGCTCCCAAAAAAAAACAGTAGGCAGAACGAAAGAAGGGGAAACGCTCTGCCTACTGTTGAACACTAGGTAGGGAGGAGACCTAGCGTGTTCGGTTAATTAGTTTCATCGAGATCCCAAGTTGCGCTTTGCATTTTCTTCATCACTTCTTGTCGAAATGCAGGGGAACTTTGATATTCTGGTGAAGCCATATCTTTTTTCATTTCGGACTTAGCCCGATAGCCGAAACTTGAACCTGTCACTGAATCTCCGTTAAGAAGACTAGGTTCACTTTCGACAAGCGATGGTCCCATTCGAGATTTGATAGCGTCCATTGCGAGTTTATAGTCGGGTCCATCAAGCATCCTATTCAGACCTTCGATTTCTGAATCATCCATATTTTTAACAGCCCAATCAGACATTTTAGCCCATTGTTCTTCACCACCCACATAGCCAAATGCAGCTTCACGTTCACCTTGAATCCGGTAATTGAGATTATCAACGTAGCTTTTCGCTATTTCAGTTGGGACACCTGCTGTTTCCAAAGCTTTGTATTGATCTTCTGAGAGATCACCTTGCTCTCGAAGCTGCGTTTCAAGTTGTGTAATATTTAGTCCAGCCTTTGAAACGACATCAGATACCTCAGTTTCTGTTGCGATTTGAGGAGCTGCATTTGCAGCCGCTTTCGTCTCAGTCGCTTCAGGAGATTTACGACCATTGAGATTAAACTGAAGTTCCTTTGCATGGGATTCCCAATCGTAGACACCTGATTCTTTGTTATAGAATTTTTCTTGACCACCCTCCGGCATATCAGGAGTAGGTGCTTTTTCAGGTTCATTCGTATCTGGAGCTGTTTGTTGATCGAACTTTTGAGACATCGTCTCATTGTATTCAGGTGAACCCGGTTTTGGTTGTTCAGTTGTTTGCTCTTGTTCTGACATTTTTTTCCCTATTATTGAGTTTCAGTTGTTGGTTGTTGTGGTTGCATCGCTTGACTGGCGGCTTGTTGTGCAAGTTCTGTTCCACCAGCCTGAACCGAGGCTTGAGCAGCTTGCATCATGGCTTGCTGCTGTTGCATTTGCTGCATTTCTTGCTCAGTTCGAACAGCA